CCCAGATACACTCCTCCGCATCACGAGCTTGAATTTCAGCTACTGTGCGCGGTTGCAAGCAACCTTGCACAGACATATTCGCCCTCAAAGCTTTGTAAGTCTTAACAGCTCCATAAAGAACTGCTAGACCCGCAAAAAGACCACATGCGTACTTAACGTGTTCATCACGCATCGACTTAAAGCACGCTGGTAAGGCTTCACGATCCTCTTTCAAGCGTTCCAAGTATGCCGTTTTCTTCGTCTCAACTACCGTAGCAAAAGTAAAACTGAAATAAATTGCGCTACAACATAATAATATAGCAGTTGGTAATACCCCTATTGTGGAAAATAGTGGTAGTGAAACAAAGAAATTGCCGGCTAGGGCTAGTTTTATATAATCTTTTACATCGGTTCCAATGATATCTTCGCCCATAGTCATGATGGTGGCCTTAATCCAATCATTATCCATCCACTGTTCTGGAATCCAATTCGTCCAACATGAGAAAGGTGACTCTTCATAAAGTTTAAGTTGTGCTAACACAGCATCAATAGCCATATCCTCCACTCTAGACTCATAAACAAGCTGAGTAGTCTGGATCTTGTGCTTGTATTTGCCAGCCTTATTCTTCAACTGACGAGCCAATCTATCTCCAAAGTGTGGTTGGTAATCGGACGCAACGCTGACCAAATCGCTAGTGTCACCACCAATTTCGCCACCAACGACTTTATGGACACCGAACTTTGTTCTAGCCTGCAAATTCCATTCTCGAAGGGCAGTCTCTTCTCGTTTAAGTTTAAGAAGGAGGCTACGAGCCTTAGAGTCCTTATCATGGATGGCGTTCCTAGCTTTAATTGCAGACTCGAATTTGGTCTTTACAGCTTTCAACTTGGCAATGTTCTTACGAGCAACTGCCATTTCATGCTGCAATTTTGCATCTGGGGTCATTGCAGAGGTGTCAACCTCTACCTCGTCCTCATCATCATCTGACTCCAGTTCCAAATCAGGAATATCATCCATACAGCATTCACAAGTTTCAACACACTTGTTGCATTCACTGCAAATATGTACAATGTCTGAAGCATCCGAAAAAGAATCAACAATTGTCTGTTGTTCTGCCATATGCTTCTGAGCGAATTCAACAGCGTAATTGACAAAATCAGTAATAGACATATCCCTATGGATAACTTCAAAATGACCAAAGTCCTGACCGTCCTTACCGGCACCAATTGGCTTCTCAACATTAATATTCCAAATGTCATTCAAGGAGTTAAGAGTTCCAAACTTCTTAATCACCTTAGCGGAATCCAACTTGTTATCGGTCTCAAATTCCTTCTTGACCCTCAAATCCACA